CCCAGAGATCATTCAATTTCATTGGAGTGTAGTATGGATGTACTTTACTACACTACTTCATAGGGCACCCTTTTGTCAAACAGTAGTGAAGGTGACTACTGGGCATCAAGGCAGAACAGTTTGCGGATCCGAGCCGCTTCCCGTTCGTAGACCTCCATGCCCTCAAGCTGGTCAATCCCAGCAAGATCACACATTTTGGCAAGATCCCAGCGGAGATTCCCCTCGAACAAGCGTTCGTACAAGAACTCCCTGATCTCAGCTTTGTGTTCTCTTTTCATTAGGGGAAGCGACTACTAGGCCGCGTAATCAAGAACAATGTTGGCCATTTCTACAAATGTTTCAGGACTGATGTAGTTCCAATCATTTTCTACAAACAGGTCTATTAGCTCCTCGTCTGTCGGCCTTTGAGGTTCGGGCTGAGCAAGATAGGTGCGAGCTTCAGCAATAAGGTCTAATGTTGATGACTGGCTGTCATGTAGACGAGCAAGCTCACCAGCAAGGCGCAAGATCAACTGTTTTGTTGGGCTAGCTGGTGGAATCGGTCCATTAGAAGTTGGTTTAAGCATGGTGTTAGTGGTAATGATTACTCAGCTTCTGGTTCGTAAGGCTGCGGCACTACGGCGTGCATCGCGTCAAGCAGCGCTTTTTCGTGCTGCTCATAACCCCATTTGGCAATCTCCCAATAGGTGGAGCACCTGCCTTTGGTTTTGAGCATTTCATCCCACTGGTCTGCCAGTGCAAGCGGGATCTCAAGCTCGGGCGTGTAATCTCGTTGGGTCATGGTTTCTAGGGAACTGTGGCCAGGGGCAGGAGGTGCAAACTCGCTGCCCACTCACCATACCATGTGCTACAGTGCTGCGGCTGACCAGAAAGCAGCAAAGCGGCTGGAGTGAGATCCAGTTGCAAGAGCGGCGGGGGTGATATCCTGCCGCTTTTTAATGGGATGAGCGACCCCCAGGTTTGAGCATCGTTGAGAGGCTTAGGGGGTATTGCGTTAATAATAGTTCAACGCCTAGTGCCGGTGTATCCGCACTTAGGGCAATGGATGGACCACTGCGGTGGGTAACTGGTCAGGCAGATCGACGGGTTGGAATCCATCAGTTCAGACCCACAGCTTGGGCAGGCAATGCCGTTCTTGACGGGTCCGGTGGTGAAGGTCCACGCCTGCCGGTTGTGGTCTTCCAGGGATGTCAGGGCCATAAGTGAAAGCCTAGTGGATCACGGATTAACAACAACGGATCTTGTGGATCATGAAGTGCCAATCCGTGAATGACAAGTGAGTAGGACTACGAGAGCTGGGCTTTAACAGCAGCCATCTCTGTTTCAAGTTGCTCGATCCGCTCCATTGCTTCCTGCAGCGCCTTGACTGCCTTCATGTAGAGCACCGAATAGTTGACGCTCTTGGTGACGGTGCCAAGGTCGTTGCCGTCTTCGTCGCGGTCAGGGGATTCGCTGACGAGACCAGGGGAGACCAGTTCAACTTCTTGGGCGATGAGACCGATTTGGGTGTGGGTCTGACCTTCCTTGAAGTTGTAATTACGAACCTGTAGAGCCTTTAGGTCATCCCATTGGGAATTAGCGTCAACGATGTTCTCCTTCAGTTTGATGTCGGATATTGCGCCGTAGGAGTTGTTGGTGTTAGTAACATTTCCGTTGGTGTAGACGAAGAATGATGATGTGCCTGTATTAATCCCTGTCGAAGAGTGTCTGCCATTTATAAAGGCATAGGTTGTTCCTGCGCTTTGGGATGATTGGATAAAATGTCCATGGCCAGAGGTTTGTGTCCACTGGAGGCCATTCGAATCAATCCTCATCCGCTCCGTTGGAGAAGACGCGCCATCCGCAGTAGTGGAGAACACTAATCTGCCCGGCATGTCGTTAGCGCCGGGTGTGCCGTCTACTTGGCAGTAAATCCTGGCTGCCGCTTGATCTAAGTCAACACCATCGTCTCCAGCAAACCAAATAGATCCAAGCTCATCATTGTTTTGCACAATAGTGCGAGAACCTGGAGAAGTATTTCTACTTTTAGCTAGATGAACATTGACTCCAAACTCGTTATTACTCCCACGTATAAAGGAAGCTGCCCCCTGATCCCCAACAAAGGTTTGTAAACGAGGATTGTCAAGGAGTGTTTGAACGCCCGAAGACGTGCCAACTAAAAGCTGCCTACTTGATGTGATGCGGAATGCTTCATTAAGGTTATTTGTCTCAAAAGCAAGTGAATCGGTTGAGTTGTCATAGACTACTCTGCCACGACTAAAATCGCTCTGATCTCCAAAGACAATCGCGGCATCACCAGTGTCACTTGACTGAATAGTGACAGCAGTGTTTGCAGTGTTTGAATTTAAGGTTAGGAGATTGTTAGGACTCGTAGTGCCAATCCCTACGCGGCCTGAGGAGTCAATAGTAAGTGCGTAAAGATCGCTATCCCAAGCATCCCTGTTTCCTGATAAAAAATGCGTTTTTACTTCGCCGAAAGTACCATCAGCGATTACCTTAATCCCAGTTCCGTGAGGTGGAGTGCCATTGTTGTCTAGGTGACCAAAACGCAACCCTCCAATATAATCTTGGTCTTCTATAAATGTGTCGTTACGGTCCAGGCTTAATGTGGACCCACCCCCATTGGATACGTGCAAATTATAGTCAGGCGCACTAGTCCCCAGACCTACCTTCCCGTCCGATGTGATGCGGAGGCGTTCGGTGGGAGATGAGGCATTGTCGGCAGTAGTAGAAAATACCAGCGAGGCAGGGTAGTCATTGGCTGCCCACGCTCCATCTGTGGCCGCATAAATCGTCGCGCCAGTTGATCCACTCGAATCAGCAAATGTTACAGAGCCCAGTGTCCCACTTGGGTTCGCTGTTCCCCTCTGAATCTGTATCGAACCACCACCAGTAGCAGAACTTGCATTTGCCTTTATGACCAGAAGCGCACTACCTGAATCACTCGCGGTCCCCACCAACAACCGACCCGAGCTGTCAATAGTTGCTCGCTGAGCACCATTAGTCGAGATGGCTAATTGATCTCCGCCGGGGGAGTAGATGCCGGTATTTTCGTCGCCGGTGAAGGTCAGCGATGGAGATGCTGCACTGCCCAACGGCACGCTGAACCGTTCGCTGCTGGTCCACGCATCGGTGGCATCAATCCAGTTGATCGTCTTATCCGTTGTGCCTTTCAGCGTGATTCCGCCGCCGTCAGCAGTCAGATCAGTGGGTGTGCCAACCACACCCATCTCAATGTTTTTGTCCTTCACCACCAGCGTCTCGGTATTCACCGTCGTGGTGGTGCCGTTGACGGTCAGGTTGCCCGCCAACGTCAAGTCATCAGACCAGCTGACATTGGTGCCGTCGGTGACGATCACCTGATTAGCAGTGCCGTTCGCCAGCTTGCTGACGGCAATCTCGGCATTAGCGGCGATATCGGCGTCAACGATGCTGGCATTACCAGTCACCACCACCGTGCCTGATTGGTTCGGCAGGTTGATCGTGCGGTCTGCCGTTGGGTTGATGACGCCCAGCGTGGTTTCAAAGCCATCAGCAGTGCTGCCCTCAAAGGTCAGCGTGCCAGTTGTGCCAATCTCAAGGTTGCCCAGTACCGTGCCGCCGCTAACGATGCTGGGGAAATAGGCAAGGCTGTTCCAGGCAGTAGTGCCGTCGCCGACTTTTACTTTCTTGGTGTCGGTCTCCAGTCCTACTTCGCGGGCTAGCAGTACGGGGTTGACGGATGCCCAGTTGGCGGCAGTGTCGCCGCGCAGCTGCATCTTGACCTGAACCGTGGTGGGAGTTGGAGTAACCATCAGCCTGCGCCGCCGCCGTAAAGAAGTAGTGTTGCCGAAGGGTTGATGCGATCCGCATCGCCTCCCTCAAGGATAAATGGGGCGTAACCGTTAAACACGAACGAGGTGAACGCCGCAGTCGAAGGCGCTGTCGCTCCACCGCCATTCAAGATATACAGCAGCTCCTCGCCGATAATCACCGCTAGCTGTACTGTCGCGTTGTAGTACAGCCCGGTGTGTTCCTCTTGCGGTGGTGCAGCGTAGCGATAAACCGCGCTGGTCGAAACGACGGTAACGCCGCCCCAGATAGCAGCCGGAACGTCGAAGTACCTGTGTGTGCCAGTCTCGCCGTAGAAGTGACTGCGTAAGGCGTTGATTTGCGCTTGAGACAGACCGACGTAATTCAGGTTGAGTGTGTAATTGCTGGTGCGTAACGAGTGGCGAAAGCGTTTGGGGATGCCGCTTCGGGTTTGCGCCTCGCTGATATTCAACCGTCCCAGGTCGAAGCTGATGGAATTTGGGATCAGCCTTGGGAAGGTTGCCATGATTAGAAGATGTACCCAGGTACAGCGGTGTACTGCGGAGTTGCCTCAAGTTCCACCGTAGCTGTGATAACTCCCGGTGAATACTCCGTTTGTGGGCTGCTTACATACGTCCAAAGATAGTCGGTGGGTACGGTGATTCCAGAGCCTTGAGTGACTTCGGTTGGCACATCAAAAGCAACGAATCTGCCGTGGCTCATGTAGTGGCTGACGAGTGCATAGTGTTGGTCTGTCGTCATGGCGGTGAACGTCAGTCGCAGGGTATAGCCCGTGGATGCGTTGGTGTGTAGAACGCTCAATTCGTCGCCATCGAATGTGCCAATGTGGGTGTTGGCTTTTTGCCCCGGAATGAAGGTGCGGGCGTTTGGCTTTAGGGAGGGGAAAGTGCTCATGGTTAGCTAACACAACCGACGTTGTATACCCATGCTGTACCAGATAGCGGTGCATAGACAGTCACCGTTACGAACCGGCTGGGATCAGTTTTTGTAACGGTGTAGTTTCTGGTTCCAGAGAAGGATCCTGTATCCAAAGATGCCGCACCACCAATCACAAAACGGTCAGGAATACTGTAAGAAGTTGCTGTAAAACTGAAGGTTCCAAGGCCCTCGCCTACATCAACAATTTGTGTAAATGTTCCCTGACCACCAGAACTTTGTGCTCCGGGGCAGTTGATCGGGGGTAAGTAGAACGGCGGGATTACTTCATCGGATGGAATGATTGGACCCCAACCATCTGGATTTGAGGGGTCAACGCATTGGAACGCGACTTCCGTGCAATTACCCGCGTTATCAAACATTTCTTCGTTAAATATTTCAAAGCGGATGTAGCAGTCGCCTTCGATAGATGTACCCACGGCGATTGGCTCTTCCGACAGGCGTTCTCCCGTATCGCAGTCGAGAGCGTAAAGGTATGCCCGAGCAGGACAGCATGGTGGGAGCACTGTAATTTCGTCACCCGGTCCAGCAGGAGTGGGATAACTAATAGTTGGTGGACCACCCGGTGTGTTTGTATCAAACGGATCGTTGGGATTTGGACTGGTTGGACTGCCGCTTGGCGGGTAGTTAGTTGTTCCAGTCGTGCCAGGTGGGAAGACTGGTGCGTCTGCTGGTGGGTTAGTTACATCGCTGCCAGGCTGAGGCAGATCCACGTCGGTGTCTGGTTCGTCAGGATTATTCTCGCCCGTGTCAGTAGGAACAGGATCAGTGTCGCCCACATTGTCCGGGTCATCGCAGCTGTAGTCGTTTCGGCCGATGTCGTAGCTATACCCTGTGCCGACAGCGCCAGCGACGTACAGCGCAAGGATGCTGCGTCCCAGGGCATCAATCGGGAAGTGGATTAAATCCAGTTCAACAACGCCGGTTTCTGTCTTGTTGATCTTTTCGACTTCATACAAATAGTCGTGGAAGCTGACGACACCTGGATCGTTTTCCCGGCGCAGTTGGACGCGCACAATGTCGCCCAGTGTCAACGTGGTGTTGTACGCATCCGGTTTGATGCGGATACGCAGCGAATGAGTGACGTACTTGCGGCGAGCCACTTCATACGCGCCAACTTTGACCGCGTGGTTTTCACGGGTGCAAAACTGGCTCATATCAAACTGCTCGTATGGACCTTCGTCAGCTTCACCGTCGATGCGAACTTCGGTGGTGCGGATAAAGCCGATGTCGTTGGGCGGTTGCTGGCGCCAGATCATTTGGGCGCAAATTGGTTTGCGCTCACTAAGGGGGATGTACTCAATCTGGAAGCCGTCAGGCAGAATGTGCTCTTCGGTAAAGCCGAAGACCCAGCTGATTGTTCCAGTGTTGATCGTATAGTCGTTGTTCAAAGGCAGGCGCGAACGGAAGCCTTTTTTGCCGTTCTTATCGCTGACACGCAGCAAGAAGTAGGACGCCATCTGCTGCATCCAGTCCTCCAAGTTGGAGGATTCTTTAATTACGCCGTCCCAGCTAAAGCCGTTGGTGGCGGTGAAGTTTGCCGCCAGCAGCATCGCAGTGGTGTCGATCAGTAGCTCTGGTACGCGGCTAGTCTCGCGGATCAGGTATAGCGCCAGATCCACCATGTTGTTGCTGGAATCTGTCGTGCCCTCAATTAAACGTGAAACTTTGATACCGTTACGGATAAAGACGTGGACTTGGCGGGTCCAGGTATCGTCGCCAGAGGCGTAATAATTTCGGTAATACAGTGTTGTTGTGTCTGCGTATGTGCCGTCGTCGGTGCCGCAGTAATTAGGGCAGGTCCATAGATCGCCATAGTCGATATAGTTACCTGCCGAAAAATACGTGCCAGCCAGCTTGTTGTAAAAGACTGCAGCTATTCCTTTACGGCAGGCGCGTTGATAAACGTCCTGTACTTGAATTGTCCCAAGTTCTCCTTGGCTAAGCACAAAGCACATTCGCACGGACAAAGTAGTGTCCGAGGCGGAAATAGGCGCGTAAACAATGTCTTCATAGCGGGCTTTGGTTGCCCCAGGGCTGATAAAAACGCCGCCGTAATCGTTGGTTGTGCCAGGGACATCAACGTACTTGCCGAACACAATCGGCACGGGTTCGCCCAGTTCGATGGCGCGTTGGTTGGTGTCGAGGGCACTTGCAGCATTACCCTCAGCCTTCTTTTTCTCCAGAGGTGGGCGCAGCACACCCGTCTGATACGGGAGCAGTGCCAGTGGATCGGAAACGCGGATTTTCATAGCTTGATTGGGTTTCCGATCAGCCGCGATGAGTACGAGCGCGGGGGCACTTGCGCGCCTACTGGTGCAAGGCTAGATCCAATGCTCACGTCCAGCTCAGTGAAGCTGCCGCCAATGCCAACTACTTCGCCAATGTAGGAGCCGATCAGTAGTTGCCCGGACTGCGGTACAGACTGAGACAATCGCGTATCAA